AGGCGTGGGCGGTGCTGCCGTTTGACACCGACAAGGTAATGCGGGCAGTGAGAAGGAGAAAGAAGGCGGAGGAAAATGGTTGACTACTATTACCGCAAATACATGGAGGCCAAAGAGGAAGCGACCAGCCTGGCGGCAGAAGTGAGAGCATTGCGGCATGAACTTGAGATGATCAAGGGTAAAGCCGAAGGCTATGAGTTTAACGCCAATTTTTTCAGATTGGAAACTGAGCGGTTGGAGAAAGACCTTAACATCTGGAAGAAAGAATATTGGGAATTAGCCGGGAGGTATGCAAAAAATGCCTGAACACACCGAAAAGTACACCCTGACCCTGACCTACAATCAGGTAATTGTGGTGCGGAATGCGCTGGAAGAATATTTCCGGTTATCAATGAATCAATGGTCTGATTTGGCCGAGAGATTGGCATTCCGGGGGATTGAAATGCAAGACAACAACAATGATTTTGACACGCTCATCATGGAACGGAATCTTGCGAATGGCCTGTTTACCGTGATTGGCCGTGTGATTAACGACCCGTACAGAGGTACTCCGATGTGCGAAAATGAAAACATCGCCGTTGACATTTGGCATGTTATCAAGCATGAGCTTTGGGAGCAGAGGGAGGACAAAACCACCATGATGTGGTCGGTCGATGCCTCTGAGCCGTGGCAGACAAGCGAGGAACCGCTGCCGAAGATTGAGGTGACAAACAATGAATAAACCGTTGAAAGATTGGACCGTCAGGGAGCTGATCGAGCACTGCATCAACCATAGATGCGAAAACTGCGATTTTGGAAGCACAGGCGAAGCCGACGCAAGCAAGTGCATATTCAAGCACCGGCCTCCATGCAGTTGGCACGACCCGCGCAAGCCGAAGTTCACAGGTCAGGAGCGGGAGGATGCCGCAGTGCTGGCGAGAGCATTTTCAGATAATTGGATTATTAAGAGGTATAATGTTGATGAAACACTGTTTCTGTTCAATGGAAATGGCTTCCTTATGAGTCCGGTTGAAAAACAAATGTTCCCCTCCATCAAACGTGATGAATCCTACACCCTAGCCGAGATTGCGGGGTGTGAGGAATGAGCATGAAGAAGAAAGGATGCCCACTGCTTGTGCAATCCGATACATACACATCACTGTACATTCCAGGAGAATCCAGCACTAAGACCTATTTTCTGGATTGCTTAGAAGAAAAATGTGCGGCATACCGTGGGTGCGGTGCTCAAAACGGCGTTTGCGATAAGTTTGGCACTGACATATGGTATGAGGAAAACGAGGGGACAAAGAAATGAAAATGTGTAGAATAACCTGGCTTCCGTGCAATCAGTGCTGGCCTGGGCCATGCGACAACCGTTTTGATAAGGTGGTCGATGGCGAGGTAAGCAAGAAGCCCATGACCAACGGCGACTACATCCGCAATATGACGGACGAGGAAATTATTCTGAGGCTTGATATTTGCCCCAGAACATTCAATTTCCACGCAAAATGTCTAGCTGAAGATTGCGATACTTGCCAGGCTGAATGGCTCAAAATGCCGCACAAGGGAGGTCAGACAGATGAAATTGTATAAACTGGCCGCAATGCTTTTAGCGTTGGCTGTGTTGGCTATGTCACTGACAGCCTGCAAACGAATAAGCACAGAAAACGAATCAAACACAGCGGATAACACATCTATGTTTGTCGAAGTGGAAAAGACAAATAATTGGAGAGTTGTATATAATAAGCGCACAAGGGTCATGTATGCTGTGAGCTTCGGCGCTTACAATTCTGGTAATTTCACGTTGCTTGTCAATGCTGACGGCTCTCCGATGCTGTACGACGGACAATAACATAGTTTCTTCCTTGCAACTCTGTTGCCCCAGATTATACATAATGTGTGTGGAATTATGATATAATCACTGTAACGGGCATTATCTGATTCCCGCGTTAGCCCGGTGGGCGGATTACTCATTGATTATGCAATGGGGCCGCCTATCCGGGCGTTTTCTTTTTTGAAGGGAGCTGCGAGCAGGAGGTGAACTGAGTGCCGAGGCATAAGCTAACAGATGAAGAAAGTAAGCGCGGCAACCAGTTCACAAGCGGCGTTTCAGCGGCGGAAAATGGCAGAAAAGGCGGACTCGCAAGCGCCAAGAAGGCACAGGAGCGCAAAACCATGGCGGAACTGGCTGCAAAGATAGGCGCGGCGCCTATCAAGAGCGCAAAAACAAAGAAGCAGCTGGAAGAACTGGGCCTTGCCGGTGATGATGAACTTGTGGGCCAGGCTGTGATCGTGGCCTCCATCTACATGGCTGCGGCCAACGGCAACATGCAGGCCGTGGAGAAGTGGCAGGAACTGACCGAGAGCATAAAGGGCGGCGACGATAACGCCGTGAAGGTGATTATTGATGTCTAGTGTTAAGCTGTCCAGCGTCCTGGGCCCTGCATTCCACGACCTGGCCCATGATGTGTTTTACCATGGGCACACACACTATGATTTATCCGGCGGGCGCGGCTCGTTGAAATCATCCTGTGTGTCGCTGCTCGTGCCGGTGCTGATTATGCAGTCGGAGAACAAGGACTGTCATGCGCTTGTCCTGCGAAAGGTGGGTAACACCCTACGAGATAGCGTCTACGCGCAATACCTGTGGGCCATTGGTGAGTTGGGCGTTGCTGAATATTGGGACGCCAAAGTGTCGCCCATGGAGCTGATTTATAAGCCGACGGGCCAGAAAATCATGTTCCGTGGGGCAGATGACCCCATGAAAATCAAGTCCATCAAGGTCCCCTTCGGCTACATCGCCATTACGCACTTTGAAGAAAAAGACCAGTTCGCTGGCCGTCCTGAGATTCGAAATATTCTGCAATCCACCATGCGCGGCGGGTCCCGGTTCTGGAACTTTGAGAGTTACAACCCGCCCATCTCCCGCGACAACTGGGCAAACAAGGACAGCCTGGAAGAGCGTGCGGACCGGCTGACGCATAAAAGCACCTATCTGGAGGCCCCACCTGAATGGCTTGGCGAACAGTTTATTGCTGAGGCGGAACACCTCAAAGAAACAGACGAACGTGCCTATCAGCATGAGTATCTGGGCGAGGCCGTCGGCACCGGCGGCAATGTGTTTGAGAAGCTGGAGCTGCGGGAAATTACGGACGAAGAAATCAGCCGGTTCGATAGAATCTATCAGGGCGTGGACTTCGGATGGTACCCAGACCCATTTGCCTTTATCCGTCTCCATTATGACAGAGCGCGGGAAACCATCTACCTGATCGACGAGATGTATGTCAACAAAAAGACAAACGCTGAGACATCGGCAGAAATCAAGGCCAGGGGCTACACGGATGCATTTATCACCTGCGACAGCGCAGAGCCTAAAAGCGTAGTGGACTTCCGAGCGGCTGGCCTTCCAGCCAAAGAAGCTGTCAAAGGCCCTGGCTCCGTTGAATACGGCATGAAATTCCTGCAAGGCCGCACAATCGTCATTGATAAGCGACGGACGCCTGGAGCATACCAGGAGTTTGTATCTTATGAGTACGAGCGCAACAAGGATGGCGACATTATCAGCGGTTATCCTGACGCAAACAATCATATCATCGACGCGACAAGGTATGCCCTGGAACGTGTGTTCCGGCGGCGTGAGACAACGGCATAGGAGCATAGCATGATTGACAACACCGCCTTTGAAGGGCAGGAAAACTTTATTTCGACTATGGACGAGAACGGCGAGTATCAGGCGTTTGTTGACAAGTTCAAGGCCAAAAAGACAACAGACGATTGCTATACACCACCGGCTATCTATGAGGTCATCAAAGACTGGGCCTGTGCTGAGTATGGCATTGACCCGGCGACCATCGTCCGGCCATTCTATCCGGGCGGCGACTATGAGCGGTATGACTACCCGGACGGCTGCACGGTGCTGGACAATCCTCCGTTCTCTATCCTGTCAAAGATTTGCGAGTTTTATTTAGATCACAATATCAAGTTCTTTCTGTTCGCACCGTCGCTGACGGCGTTAAGCGGGCGCAAGATCACAATGAAGATGAACCATCTTATTTGCAATTGCGGTATTGTCTATGACAACGGCGCAGTAGTGCACACATCGTTTGTGACAAGCTACGGCGGCGATATTGTAGCGCAGACCGCACCGGAACTGACACGGCTTGTCAATGCAAAGATGGAGGAAATCACAAAGGCAGGCAAAACGCCATTGCCAAAGTATGAATACCCGGACCATGTTGTGACCGCTGCAATGATGCAGCGTTACGCAAAGTATGGCATTGATTTCAAGGTGCGGCGCAAAGACTGTATCAATGTTCCAGCGCTTGACCATCAACGGGAGCTGAAAAAAACAATCTTCGGTTCCGGCCTGCTGCTGTCTGACGCGGCAGCGGCAGAACGGGCAGCGGCAGAACGGGCAG